GAGTTGTTTACAACGTCGGCATAACGTGGTGAGAAAATAGCGATACAGTCTTTACGATATTCTGTAATGTTGTTGATAATGTGAAGCGGAACAGTTGCTGAAGATGGTCCACCACCAAGGATCAGTGATACGTCTACAGATTCAGCTGAACGGAACTTATTGTAACCGTTGATGTAGTCTGCTGCGCGTGGTAGAGAACCGTCACGACCTAGTGTGAACGAAGCATTAACTGGACGAGATTGAGCACCAGTTGCATGATTTCCTGCGTATGTTACTGAACGACCACCAGTGATGCCAGTAACGTGTCCATTCCACCAAACCCAACGTGAGTTCTTGTTCATATAGTTCTTATATGAAATGTCAGTTCCGTCTTCAGACTTGGCATTAATTGTCTTAGAAAGACTAGGGAATACTTCAAGAATCGTGTTAGCAATTCCTGTGATACCACCGTCTTCGTCGGCAACAACAATGTGCATTTCGTCGTATGAACCACCATACTGACCAGCCTGGAATGAAGTACCAGGAGCAGCTGGAACGTAATCGTAGTATTCCCAACGACGAGTTGTTGTAGCCTGAGTGCCAGTGTTGCCGATATACTTAGCCTGCAGAGTTACCGTATTACCAGTAACCGAAGCAACCTTAAGCTGCTGACGATCTGGACCAAGGATAAGGATGTCGCCAGCAGTAAGTTTAGTGTTAACACCAGCTGCTGTCGTAAACGTCACAGTAGTTGAGTTGTTAGTGTATGCTGCTGTTCCTGTGATCGTGCTTGTGTATGCGTTTGGTGATGGGCAAACAGAAACGCGAAGATTGTTACCCAGAATACCTGGATACTTTGCAATCCACATACCAGCACCAGAAATACCAGCTGACCAGTTGGCGTTGTAGTCGTCTTCGTTCTTAACGATAACCGTAGCTGAAGTGTTGCTAGATGCCATAGCATTACGAGCTTGAACAGCACCTGTATTCGCGTTGATTACGCGAACAACATATAGCGAGTTACCGTATGCAAGGAAATTTGCAGCTGTGAAAAAGTCTACAGCTGTGTTTGTTGTTGGATGAAAAAACTGCTTAACCAGCGTATCTTCGCTATCAACAAGAACGCGCTGATCAACTGGACCCCAGCGGAAGTGACCCGCGAACGCACCTGTAGTCGTGCTAACTGCGGGGATAATTGTTGTAAGATCAATCTCACTTACATTTACCCCTGGAGAGACTTGGAAACCCATCGGACTTATCTCCTTTTATAAAAAACGAAGGAATTGTTGTTCTTCGCGCCCTGGAATTGAACTCGTTTTATTTATAAATTCGGGACTTTTAGCCATAATGTAGATCATCTGAAGAGCCACCGATGAACATATCGGCTTCATCATTTGATCTTTCCATAGATTGGAGCGCTCCGCCGTCGTCAATAAAGCCAGCAGGAAGAAGATCTTCATGCACTTCGTTCATAGTTTCCTGAGCCAAATTCCTACGAATATCGTTGTTTGTTAGATCTTTGAAGTATTGCTGCGTTATGAACCATCCAAAAAGCACCAAAGTCATTGCAAGATCGTCATGGCAACCTTCTTCTGCTTTGTATGTGTCTTTGACTTCGACGAAAGTCGTTAACTCTTCGATCGTTTCGAAATCAGTAATGAGTAGCTTATTGCTTTCAACGATAGTCTTTAAGTTAGAGCAGCCAATTTTCTTAACAGATTTCGTCGTGCGAACACCAAAAGCTGAACGAGAACTGAATCCGCCACCAACTTTGATGTTCTTGTTCTTTGTGAACGTAGCCACAACATTTTCATACTCAAGATCGATATAGAGCGACTGAACTACCTGCTGACCAATGTTGTTCGTTTCACCCAACACCCAAGCATTGTTATACATTCGTCCGAAACGACTAATAACATCTGGAAACATAAGAGGCGTGATGTCACGACTTCGATACTTAGCTACTTGCCTGTATGGGAATTCAGTGACATCAAACACAGAAAGCGCAGAATAGTCCCCACCTACGCCTTCAGAAACGTCAAACACTACGATATACAGTCGTCTTGGATCAGGCATCTTGTAGATATCCAATCCAAACTTATCTTTGAATGGTTTTAACCAAGCAAGCTCACGCAGTTTCATAGGATGAATAAGCGTGCTTGACGAACCAATGAACTCGCACTCAAACTCTTGACGGAACTGTTCTTCGCTGGTGTTGGCGATAGTCTGTTTACGCCATTCTTCGTCACGACCAGGAACGTCTGACCAGTGAATCTCAATAGGTTTGTATTCGCTCTTACCGTCAACGGCATCTGTCCACATTTTGTAAAAATGATTCATGCCGTTTGGCGTCGAAACGATAATGATTTTAGTCGTCTTACCAGATGAAATGGTAGGATACGTAGAAGCAAAAAACTGATCGGCTAAGTTACGCTGCACGAACGCAAACTCGTCGAGGAAGATTAGGTTATACGATCCACCGCGGATGGCGCTTGATGATGTAGCAGCAGCAACAACTTTTGAACCATTCTCTAGTTCAATATTACCTTTGTTCCATGTGATAACACCTTGCTGCAACCACTTTGGAAGATATTCGTACGCGAGCTGGAGTTTCGCTAACAGATCACGCGCGAGCGCTCCTTTGTTCGCAAGAATGGCTACGTTCTGCTGATCTGTGAATAAAATAAGCCAAAGAATGTAAGCAACCGATGTTGTAGACTTACCAACCTGACGAGGGAGTTTACAGATAGAAAAGCGATTATCCGCAAACGTATGGAGCATTTTCGCTTGGAAATCCCACATACGGAATGGGATAAGACCATGGTCGACGTTGACGATCTTAACGTAGTTGCGGGCAAAATACTCTACGTCTTTTGCACACTTAACATATTCATCAGTTTCTTGTTTCGTATATGGATGTATGACCCCAACTGCTTTTAGGTTGGGATTACCAAGATATGTTTTTACAGCCATTACTTACGCCCATTAATCAATGCTTGCAGCTCTGCAGAAGTTCCAACGAAAATTGCGTTTTCGGCTTGCACAGTTTGAGGACCGGCTTTCGCGTCATCATCTTTCTTTAGATCTTTCAGTTTCTTTTGGATGTCGAGTAGATCTTTATTAGCGTCAACCAACGTCTTGATAAGACCACCGACGACTTCAAAGGCTCTTGGATGTTCTGATGTTTTGGCAACAAGAAGTGCTTCTTCGAGAGCATCATTACCTTGGTTGATAATCTTGTGTAGATTGCGACGAGCCGTTGCAAAGTCATTATCAACATTTGTATCAGTGGATTCAGCATGAACTATCTCTACTGGTTGAATCTTTTGTACCATTGGCGGCGATGACTCTGGGAGACCGAGCGCATTCTCAATGCTTACTTCAAAATTGGTCTTTTCACTCATTGATCTTGTCCTGTCACTGGATTATACTTTTTGCCATCAGTATAGAAAAATGTGTTAGAGCAGAATCCGTAGTCATCTTCTGCGGTGATCTGATTATATGGAATAGAAGCTGCGCTGTTAGTCGTTGGACTACCATTAGCCAGTAGACCTGGCTGAAGAACAATACGCGAGCTGCGTCCAGTCTGTGCGATATCTTCGAGCGTAATCTTGTTTGACGTATTTCCTGTAACGATACCAAAGTCGATTTGAGTGCGCTTGATAACGCCCTGACGACGAACTGGACCGTAGAAATATCCTTTAACTGTGAAATCAAAAGTGTAGATAAGCGCACGACGAGTTTCAAAGTCGCCTTCGTAAGTGTCTTCAATCGAAACCGTATTGAGAATCGTTGGGATATCAATAGTCAAGCTGGTTTGTGGAATAACGCGAACGCTGTTTGTCCACTCTGGACCAAAATATGGCACGATTTGTTCAAGAATCTGCGCGCCATCGTCAGCGTTGCGCACGTATGCGTATAGATTAAACTGCAAATCGTAAGGAACTGGAGCATAGTTAAAGTCTAGCTTATCTTCGTCTGTTGTCACTTTGACGTTACGATTAAGTCCCTGGAGTCTGCGGGTACCGTCATAGTTTAGCGTAGTCATTTCAAATCCAAGACGCGGCAGCTGCATAGCAACTTGCTGATCTAAGTTTGGATCTTGACTAATACGAACGAGGAACTTTTCCTTTGGACCATAAGCTAATGGGACTGCTACCGCCTGAATATTAACACCATTAGCATCGTATCTACGAACAACGATATCGTTGAACATATTACCAAACATGATAATGTAACGTCTAAGCGACTGATGATAGAACTGTGATCCAAACATTAGTAGCGATCCACCTCAGAGAATGGGTTACGTTCGCTGAAGTCAATATAGTCAAACGACTTCTGCGTGAAGTATTCGTTGTTGGCTGTTTTAGTCTGTTCTTCAACTCTGTATTCCCACAGAATTGATTCGCCATCTTCGTTGAGAAGTGAACCAGTATCATCTTCCAACGTGAATTGATAGTTAAGAATATCTTGGCTATAACGAGTTTCGATTGCGTCGATTTCTGTATTGCCAGTCGCAATGTCGATAGCACCAAGGCGATCTACAAGTTCACAAGTTAGCTCGTATGTGTAGAGCTTACCGTGCTGATAGAAAATGTTTTCGTGTTCAACGAACTTGATTTCATACAGTTTCTTGTTAAGAGGAAAGTAAATCCAGTCGCCTTCGAGTGGTCGTGTGCTAGTCGTTTGATAACCGTTTGCTGATCCGGTTTCTAAACGCAGAGCAACAGAGTTAGCCCATGCTCCTGTATCAGCATCTTCCATCTGAATGTTGTAGCCAACTTCCGTCAAAACCTTTTCGTTTGACAGCTGTTCCCAGCGTTTACGAGACATCACGAATGTGATCTGATCTCGAATTTCCAAATTGAACTTAGAAAGGAAATCGCCTTCACCTTCGAATTGCTGTGTGTTCTTGATATACATTTCGATATCAACAGCATAGTTAAACGATGACGCAGCATCTTCGCCAAGTAGAGGATCTGGGTTATTAAGTGTGCGCGGCAAATACTTCACGTCCAAGCCATAAATCTTAATGGACTGGATAATAAGATCTTCAGCTAAATCTTGCTGACGACCGTATGTAAATGGGCGGAAGTATTTGTTCGTTGTCATTGTTATCCGATCATGTCAGTAACTGGGAGTGAGAAATCGTTGATTACTTTCTGTTCCAGTTCTTCGACTTTCTGATTAGCTTCGTCCCAAATCTTTTGTCCATTGAACGTAATGCCGCCTGGCAGATTCATACCTTCATACAACTTAAGATGTTCGCCCCACTGACGCTTAACTAGCTGTGTGGCATAATCTTTAAGCCATGGATCATCCCATACGTCTGGGAATTCTTCTGGATCTACGGTCTTGTAACATTCAACGATAATATACTGACCTGGATAAACGTCATCTTTCCAGTTCATATCAACATACAAACGATCCATGTGACGATTGAAACGGATTGGTTTTTTACCAACGAACACTTCTTCAAGAAACTCGATGTGACGCATCGCTACAACGTATGGTGTGACCGATACGCTGGAAATGTTGAATAGTTCGTTGAGGTGAAGTTGATAACGAACGTTGAACAGATTCATAGCACCGTATGAGTCGTTAACGTCAAAAATACGAACTACGCCAATGATACTTTCGGGAAGAGTAACGTAACGATTTTCGCGATCTTGCTCTGTCACTTGAATAGGCAGATACAGATGCTGCGTACCATCAAAGTGATAGTCGCGGAATTTCAGCAAAGCATCATCGATACGTTCTTCAACCTGCTCGTCATCTACGTTGATGTCGATTACAGGATAACCTAGACGGCGTAGAATATAGTCTTTAAATGCCTGTCTTGAACCGATAATTGCCATAGGGGAAGCTCCAATGTATAACTCCCCCTATTTATACTATTTGGATGTAGCCCGATAAACGCCATCCCAGTCGGCAGGTAGATTCGCATGACGAAGTTCTTCGATTCGTTCCTGCATCATAGCGTAATACTCGTTCAGCTCGCCTTT